TTGCTGCTGACGACGTATTCGTTATCGGTAATACTTCAGTAGGTTTCCAAAGCATTCCTGTTACTTCAATTACTGAAGAAGCAAGAAACGCTGCCGGTACTGTTGAGACTGATGATTCATTAATTGCTGCGTATGGATACGTTGTAACACTGAATGGCAAATATACATTAGCAGAATCCGATCTAAACAAGTTAAGTGTTGATAAAAAGTGGGCATGGTCAGGTTTGTTTGGCAAAAAGCCTCAAACTGGAAACTATCATATCGCTGTTATTGACCAAGACGGTTCAGTTAGCGGTACTGCTGATTCGGTCTTAGAACTATATACTGATGTATCTACAACAACTTCTGCTAAGTTAGCAAGTGGCAAAACTAATTACTACAAAGATGTTATTACTCAAGAATCTTCATGGGTTAGAGTAGCAAACACCGCTCACTTTGAAGCTGCAGGATCTAGTTCATCTTACGAATCATTAGTAGGTGGTACAGCAGGTAGAACTGAAACAACAGCAACTCTCGGTGATCTTGCCGCAGGTTACGACTTGTTTAAATCAGCAAACGAAATTGATGTTTCTTTTGTACTTCAAGGTAAAGGTGATAGTGCAGGTAATCTTGCTACGTACCTTATCTCGAATATCGCAGATTACAGAAAAGATTGTATTGCGTTTATATCGCCTGCTAAATCAGACGTTGTTGACGAAAGTAAAACAGAAGCTAAACTAGCAAATGTAATTGCATATCGTAACTCATTACCTTCATCTTCTTACTCAGTAATTGATTCAGGTTATAAGTATAGATACGATCGTTATAACGATGTTTATAGATACACTCCACTTAACGGTGATGTTGCTGGTCTTGCTTCAAGAGTTGAACCTTTTGAATCTCCTGCTGGTTTCCGTAAGGGCGTAATCAAAAATGTTGTTAAACTTGCGTTCAATCCTAATAAAGCTCAAAGAGATCAATTGTATAGTAACGAAGTTAATCCAGTTATGAGTCAAGTAGGACAAGGAATTGTACTGTTTGGTGATAAGACCGGTTTAGGTCAGAATAGTGCTTTCGATAGAATCAACGTTCGTAGATTGTTTATTGCTGTTGAAAAAGCAATTGCTAACGCTTCTCAATCGTTCTTATTTGAATTAAACGATGAATTCACTCAAGCTCAGTTTAAAGGAATAGTTGAACCGTTCCTACGCGATATCCAAGGTAGACGTGGAATTGTTGATTTCAGAGTTGTATCTGATTCAACTGTAAATACTCCTGCTATTGTAGATCAAAGTAAATTCAGAGCTAATATCTTTATTAAGCCTGCACGTTCAATTAATACAATCGAACTTACTTTTGTTGCTACAAGATCTGGCGTTGAGTTTGAAGAAATTGTTGGTTCGCTCTAACATAATAAATATTTTAAATAAAGGAGAATAAGAATGGCATTTAATATAAATGAGTTTAAATCACAGCTTACCGGCGGTGGTGCTCGGGCCAACCTTTTCCAAGTGCAAATTTTAAACCCAATTGATTCGTCGGCTGATTTAAAGTCGGCGTTTATGATTAAGACCGCTGCGTTGCCTGAAAGTACCGTAGGGGAATTTGTCGTTCCGTATTTTGGAAGAGAAGTTAAGTATGCGGGAGATAGAAAGTTTGGGCCTTGGTCAGTAACAATCCTTAACGACGAAGATTTCTTAGTACGTAATTCGTTAGAAGCATGGATGAACGCAATTAATTCGCATGATTCCAATACTCGTGCTTTACCTCAGGACTACAAGTCCAATGCATTGATTACTCAATATGGTAAAGATGGTAGTGCACTTCGTACATACGTGTTTGAAGGAATGTTCCCAGTTAGTGTTGATTCAATTGCTATGGGTTGGGATACGAACGATGCAATACAAGAATTCGGTGTTACTTTTAGTTACGACTTATGGAAAGTCGAAGGTAATACTGGAAACCCAACTACATAATTATATAATTAAATAAAGGTGATATTTTGAAGATTTTTGGCTTTGATGTAAAGAGGGCAGAGGAGGAGACTAGTTTACCAGTTTCTTTTGCCGAACCCTCTAACGATGATGGAGCGATTACCGTTGGTAATGCGCTTGGTGGATTTTATAATACGATATTAGACATGGAAGGTTCTGCTAAAACAGAATCAGAGCTAATCACAAAATATCGCGCTATGGCAATGCAACCTGAGATTAATCAGGCTGTTGATGATATAGTTAACGAAGCAATTAGTGTTGATACTAATGATAGAGTTGTTGAAGTCTCGTTAGGAGAAACAGATCTATCTGATAAAGTAAAGAAGACTATTGTTAAAGAATTTGATAACGTACTTGCGTTGCTTGATTTTACTAACAACGCATATGATATGTTTCAGAAGTTCTATGTAGATGGAAGATTAAATTACCATATTGTAATTGACCCTAAAGATGTTAAGAAGGGTGTTATTGAATTACGATATGTTGACCCACGTAAATTAAAATTAATACGTGAAGTTGATAAAAAGGGCAAAGACCCTCATTCAGGCGTTCCTATTAAGGTAGTTAAGAATGAGTATTACATGTATTCGGAATCAGGATTTCTGAATTCGACTACGGGTGGTTCTGCTGCTCCAGGAAGTAGTACTTCAGGAATTAAGATATCTAAGGATTCTATTGCTAGAGTTACTTCAGGATTAATGAATGAGAATAACAGTTTAGTATTATCGCATTTACATCCAGCAACTAAAGCTTTAAACCAGTTGCGTATGTTAGAAGATGCTGTAGTTATCTATACTTTAACTAGAGCACCTGAACGCAGAATTTTTTATATTGATGTAGGTAATTTACCAAAGAATAAGGCAGAGCAATATCTTAGAGATATGATGGCTCGCCATAAAAACAAACTACAGTATAATTCTAGTACTGGTGAAATGACTGATTCTAGAAAGATGCTAACAATGACTGAAGATTTTTGGTTTCCTCGTAGAGGTGGCGAAAGATCAACTGAGGTAGATACTCTTGCAGGTGGTAATGCTCCTGGATTGAGTAGTAACGAAAACTTAGAGTATTTTCAACGTAAACTATATAAGGCGTTGAAGGTACCTTTATCTCGTTTAGAACCAGAGGCAATGTCAAGCTTTGGTAGAACTTCAGAAATGACGCGTGACGAATTAAAGTTTGGTAAATTTATTAGAAGGATCAGGTCTCGCTTTTCATGGATATTTAATACAATATTAGAAAAGCAATTAATTCTAAAAGGTATTTTAACACCTGAAGAATTCAATGAGATTAGAAACGATCTTAGGTATGACTTTGTTAAAGATAACTATTTTGAAGAGTTGAAAGAATCTGAAATTCTGAGAGAACGATTAAATACTCTCAGAGATATATCTGACTATACTGGAAAGTATTTCAGTCATCAGTGGATTACAAGAAACGTACTTCAAATGACTGACGAAGACATGACTAAGATGGAAGAACAAATCGAGGAAGAAAAAGCCCTTGGTGGACATTCCGACGGCGATGATCCGTATTAATATAAATAAGTAAAAATAAATTAAATATTAGGGACTAAACATGAAAAATTTTAAAGATCTTGTTTCCGAAGTGGCTGAGCCAAAGGCACCTGAAGAGAAGCGCTTTAAGGATCAACATGCCATCGAAGTGATTCCACATCCTGTAGCATTAGATCACCAATTCACGGGCGACATTGAAGGTGTTACACCGACTAAGTTACCTGCTGATAAAGCGGATGATACAAAGGATTACGATAAAGCTTATAAGACAAAAGATGATACAGGTGCTAAACTTGAATCGGCTGAGTCTAATAGGAAATCAATCACTGAGATTCTTGGAGTAAACGCTAAGAAGAAAGAAGACAAGAAAGACGACGAAGACATGGAAGAAGCCATGGAAGCTAGTTGTGGTTGTGGTCCTGACTGTGGTCATTGTGCTGGAAAGCATGAAGCATCAGAGATTGGTGAAACATGTTCTTGCTGTGATAACAAAATCGAAGCCATTAAAGAAGGTGGTTGTTCAAGTACTCTGAAGGCTGAAAAGAAACCAGCAAAGCAAGCAGAAAAGAAAGAGTCTGATACAAAAGCTGCTGATACTTTAGAAAAGCAAGTAAAACCAAAACCTTCACAAGTTACTATTAAAGATTCAAATGGTAAAACAATATCGTTAACGTTCAAAGAAATGTTAGATAAAGTTTCTACAGAAGATGAATTGCTTGAGAGTCCTCAACAAGAAATCCCAATGATGATGAAGCAACTGCATTTTGTTTGTTATGCTGCTGAAGAGATTGGAGACTATCTGAAAACAGAAGGTCAAGATCCTGAAGAGTGGTGGCAGAACAAGTTAGCTGAAGTATTCTCAAATGTTAAATCATTATATGCTTATGCTAAAGGCGATCAAATGGTTAATGCAAAACCAATGTCAGTAGCGAAGAAATTTGCTAAAGCTGGTATGGCTTTTGAGGAAATCGAAGCAGGTTCGTTTGAATTAACAAATAAAGAATCAGTTCAGGTTTCTGAAGAAGATGCGTCAATACTAAATACAGTATTTGAACATCTGAACGAAACGAACTCAACGGAAATGTATAGTGTACTAATCGCTGATGAAGCTGGTTATAATGAAATACTATCATTCGCGAAGGAGAACGTATAATGCCTAGTGTAATTAAAGTTAAAGGTACTGAAGCTTCTATAACAACTGCTGACAATATTGGTACAGCAACTCTTGTTAGATTATATAACGCGTCCGCAGCAGGTATACTTATTACTCATAAGAAAGGTTCAGACACTATTGGTACATTTACTGCAGGTCCTGGGCAATCATTTTGCAAGAAAGATCCTACAGATACCTTAACCGCTGCTAGTGCAGTATTAATGGTTGGTGTTGCGCATTATACCTAATTGTATAAATACATTTACAAGGAAACAATTATGAATTTAATAACAGAACATATTGAAGATGTAGAAGTAATTACCGAAGCAAAAGAAGACGGTAAAAAGAGTTACTTTATAGAAGGTATCTTCATGCAAGGCG